GTCTGTGATTAGCTCCCCGCCAAGTGTGTAATCTGGGTCTGCATTGTACATTGATTAGCTCCTTTTGATTGAAATGTTACCCGGCCCGGAAATCCGTAAGCCTGTGAAATAGCGTTCAAATAATGGCGGAACGCGATCAGCGCCGACAGAACCGCTGAATACGGGTTCAACAGCGACACCGCCAACGCCTACTCTTTTATAATCCTCCAAGCCTGATAAGCCAAGCCCCCCTTTATTATTATTTAGATATACAGCTAATATTGCCTGCGCTCTTTTAACCTGATCTGGAATTTCTGTATCTGTAAAATAATCTGTTGAAATGCGAAAAGGAAATCCGACAGCATATGTATTTACATAAGTGTCTGGTTTTCTGACTCCTGTTCGCGGCCATTGTAAAGCCTGTGTATCTGTTGCCCTTGCTCCAAGAAATCTTTCGCGATCAATTCTGATTGTACTTGTATATAATGCGCGATTTTTTTGGTCGTCAGTTGCAGAAGACCACGCTGTAACATCATCGTCTTCGACTAGACCTTCGATGATTGCATTTGCGTCTGTCAACGTCAAATAACTATTTGCTGTTGCGCTTCCCGCTGTTGCGACTATTGTTATCGCCATTTTCGACCTTAGATTTGGGTTTACGTTTTTTTGTTTTAGTAGGAATAGAAGCCACCACAACAGCGGCTTCTTTTTCCCTTATTCGCTTAAAAGCAAACAATCCCATTAACTTGAAGCACCTTTTAGAGCAACAAAGTTAATTACAATTGCTTCACTCAATGAACCGCCAGAAACGTTTGTAACTGTGATTTCAAAAGAGCCTGCCGCGATTGCTGTAACTCCTACTAAGTAGGAACCCGCAGTTCCGCCAGAACCATGATTAACAACGACAACATCAGTTGCAGCGATTTTATCGTTTGTAACGGTAAAACTTGCTTCGCCTGCCGCGCCAAGCGCCGCATTGTTCATTGTGATCTGACCTGACTCTGTATTAAGAGTCACACCTGTGGTTTTGTTAGTTGCTTGGGTAACAGTTCCGCCTGTAGTTGGGCCGGCTAGTTTTCCCGCACTAACTTCAAATAAAGATGGCATAATTAGTTACCTCTAATCCTGATTGCTTACGTTGGTAATCCTACAAATACCAATATTCTTTGTTTCGTAGACCTTCGACCAGTTGCCTACTGTTTCAAGTTGCGCTCTTGTTGGGTTTGTAGTTGTTACAGCCCACTTAGAACCGACAGGATGATATGTGTAATGTAAGTCAATAGACATAGCATCAGACTTTGCGAGAATGTCGCGGTCTGTCTCTGTGGTTAACCCTGCCTGCTCGCCTGAAGCAACAGAACCCGCTGTAAAAGCGTATGTTGAATATTCAGTTGAAGCGCCAGAACCTGTTGTTGGTACATCGTCAGAAACGATAACTCTTAATCCCATAAATGTTGGAACTGTTGGGCTACCGAAAGCGTTTGCAGTTGTACCAGAAGTTGCGGCTGTATCAGCATCGCCATTGTTGTCATAAATACGATCAATCGCATTTCTTTCAACTAGGTCATAGTAAACCTTACTGTGCATTGCTAAAGCTGTTAGCTTGTCGCCTTGATCTCCAAGAATCGCTCTTGCTCTTGCAATATGGCGTGGAGAAAGTGCTGTTGGTGTATCGCTTGATTCTGAATCAATAGTTAGACCAAAGAAAGCTGAGTTGCTATCGTTTGCATTGATTGAACCAAATACACCTGAAAGACAAGAGAATAAATCCTTCTGTCTTTGGTTTGCTATATAAGCACCGATTTTCTGCCCGATTGCAGCCATTGGGTCAGCGCCAGAAGCTAATGCAGCCAAGTCTCTTGACTCAAATGCACGACCCCTATGTAATACAACGCCGATTTGCTGATCGGTTGAAATTTTGCCGGGTGTTAATGATGAAGAATCAGAAAGAACTTCAAAGTCTCCGGAAAGGTTCGCTGAGAAGAAAGGAACTTTGACAAAATCTCCTCCCTCAGTAGCATTAAGCTCCGCCATAGGCTGAACCACACCGCTCGCCAAAAAGGCATCACGTTGAGTTGTCTGTTCAATAACGTATGGCGTGAAAATTTCCGGAATTATAATATCACTGCGTAAAACCGCCATGAAAAACTCCTAAAATTTTGGTAAACAGTATGGGCGCAGCCCTAACATTCTCAGCGCAGCTTTGAATTGTTATTTATATATTAACCTTAATTCTGTTATTTGTAATTCTTTGCAAGCTCTTTTGCACGTTGCCAACCTTCCCTGCCGTATTTTTTAAATATTTCATGTTCAACAGTATGTTCGCCGTTTGCCAATCTGCGCATCAGTTCAGGGTCAAATTCGCCTGTGTTTACTTGAGTTCCGCCAGTTCTAGCAACGGGCGCTCCTGAACCCGTTGCAGGCTGATTTTTTAACAAATAAGCGTGATCTTTTGCTAAAGAATTTTTTGCCCATTCTGTAACATTGTGACGTTCATAACCATCAACGACAACAGGCTTTCCGTCCTTCAGTTCAATACGGCCTTTTAGAAAATTATCGTGTACAAGTTTTGGGTTGTGTGTCACTTCCGCCAAGGCTTGTATGGCGGGGGAAATAAGTTCCAACTCTCGAACCCTTGCTTTGAGTTCTTCGATTTCTTTGTCTTTTGCGGCGCTTCGCTCTCGGAACTGTTCTTCGCTTTTTTTGATTGCTTCTTTGTAGTTTCCTTGTTCTTCAAGTTTCTGTTGCTCCGCTTTATTTTTAAAATCAATTAAAGCCTGAACATCTACGCCGTCAGGTAAAGTTTGCAACGTTTTTTCAACTTTACTGAATTTTCGTTTTTCTTCTAATATTTCTTTATTCTTTCGATCAAGTGCTTCGATTCTGTTTAGAAGTTCTTGTTCTCTCGCGTTTGTTTGTGGTTCAGAAGTCGCGGACTCCTGAAGTTGTTCGTCTGACATAAACCCGCAGGGTTAAATTTTTCCTATCTTATCAAGACCACTTAACTTTGTCAGCCCAATACGCCGCGCTTGTTTTACCTTTAGCAATATTTTTTGCGTGTCTAGCTTTAAAACTTTTTCTTTTTGCTTTATCCGCTTCTGATTCTCCTTTTCTGGGCGGTTTTGTTTTTGCGCCTTGCATCCCGAAACGAATCAATTTGTAGCCATCGCCTTTTTTTATAACAACAGCGTGTGATTTACCGCTTGGATGGTTTGGCGTCCTGATCGGCTTATCAACGCGTTCAAATGTATGTCCGCCCCTTTTTATTGTCATTTACCTTTCCTACGCATTGCGAGCCTGTGAGCATCCGTAAAACTCATTCCTTCGCGCATCTTACGCTTCATATAATCCATATGTGCTTTTGTGTGGCCGTGTGTTTCCTGATGCTTTTTTAAAGTATTTTTTTGACGGGTTGTAAGTTTCATTTTTTCTTCTTTTTCTTTTTTCTAAGTTTAGCAAGATCAGCGCCAGTAATTTTTGTTCTAGGAGGTGCAACAGCGGCCAATCTTCTTTGTTTTGCAGAATACTTTGAATATGGCATTATTTTTTCCTCAATATATCGGCGTCAGCTTTTCTTGCTCCGCCTTTTCCTGATATAAAACTATTCACGCGACCCATCGCCCAAGCCGCCATCGAAACATTTCTTGAGCCACCTGAAAGATATGCACCTTGGCCGCGTCTATAAACACGGGCTAATTGTCCATATGTAAAGCGCGATTTTTTTGCCTTTTCTCTAAGATTTTTTTCTACGGCGGCGCTTAGTGGTTTTCTTTTTGGTGCCATCTTGATTCACTCTTGATTTTTGAACAGCTTTGATGTCGATAAACTCGCCGCGTTTGTAGGCTTCAGAAGTTCTTTTTATTTCTGCCGCCTTTGCAGCTTTATTCTTCGCCCCTGAAAGGTACTTTTTAGGAACACCCGTCTTTTTGTCCTTTGCAACTTTTCGGAAGCGTCTGCGAGCCATTAGTCTTTGTCTGATTTAGGTTTTGACTTCTTTGGCTTTGGCTTCTCGCCTTTCATGTCGTTAAGTTTTTCAAAAAATCCTTTTGCCATTATTTTTTGCCCCCTTTCTTCTTTTTCTTCTTGCCTTTCGGCTTCATTCCGCCTGTATGGTATGGCATAGGTTTAAATTTAACTCTATATATACTAGAATAACCTTGAATGAGGTAAAAAGCATTGTTAACTGCTAAAAAGATGCAAACAATAATGAATGAAGTTGTCGGTGGGAAAATAGTAAAAGAAAACGAAACAGGCGAAGCAAAAAAGTTCAGACAAGAATGTGTTGCTTCGATAAAAAGAACAAGAAAGATTGCAAAAGAAAAAGGAATAAAAAATACAGTTATCGACTTTACACCTGAATTTCCATAAAAAAGACCTCTCAGTTTCGCCTGAGAGGTGCTTGAAAATTTGCTTGCTTATGTTTGTACCTGATAAAAAACCCCTTTCGGGGCTGTTCGCTTTAGCGGTAAAGGTAGCTTCCGTATGGGTCAGCATTAGCAAAACATCTTTTGCGGCTTGCTTCATCTAAAAGATCATATCTCGCGCCTTTTGCGGGGGCGTTCCACCCTGCGGCTTTGTAAACAAGACCTGTGTTTTTATCAACAAAGCAATGAACGCTGACTTGATTTGTATTCTTGCCATCGCGGTCAACAACAACTTCAGTGATTTTGATGTAACGCTGTCCGCGTCTTGTATAAAAATTGTAGTTGTCAGTTTTGTCGTTAAGAACTTTTACATATTCTTCAACAAATTTATCGACAGTTCTTGATTGGTCAATGATTGCAAAGTTTTCCATTTGTTTGATTGGTTTAGAACAATTTAATTATAATATAATTAATAGAGGATGTCAACCCCCTAGAAATTATAGTCGTAAAACGCCCGCCATCCCCTACCTAGTCTTGTTGGGTTTCGGTCATGCTGTCCGCATTGACACCATCTGCCGTCCTGTCTTAATCCGAACTTCATAATACCGCCTTTTTCGTTTCTTATGATGTCGTACTTAAGTTCGCGTTGGTTTGTGCAATGGCCTGCGAATCCGCCTGCGATAATGTTTGGTTTGATTTCCTTGTTTAGTTTGTAGCTATCAGTTTGAACAGTAACAAATTTTTTTGTTCTCTTGATAACTGTGCAAGGATGAATGTCAGAGTAATAAAGAACGTGTGCTTTGTCTCCGATTTGAGGGTCAAACCCTAAAGTTACGTTTTCGTTTTCCATTTGTTTAGTTGGTTTGTGAACAATTTAATTATAATAGAATAGATTTGATTTTGTCAAGCAAAAGAAAAAGGGGAATTATTTCCCCTTGTATCCTCTAGCTCTCATGATCTCATAAGGCGCTTTGTTTTCGTTGTAATTTGCAACCCACTCTTCAAGAGTGAAGTTTTTACAGATAAAATTTATCCATTGTTTGTAAGGCTTGCGGCCATACTTGAATCTAGCGATGAAGATGTCTTGTGGTTGGCCAACTCTTGTTGGATGGCAATTAGGATAATCTTCTTCGTAGTTCCTTGTTAAACCTTGCTTACCTTCATAAGTAAGATACATTCCATCCCAATTGAATTTGTCTTTTTGGAAAGTTGTTTGAGTTGCGTTTGTCATTGGTTTGATTTGTTTCGTACAAATTAATTATAATAGAATTAAATAAACTTGTCAACCCCCAATAAAAAACCCCCATTTCTGGGGGCGATATTATCAAGAGCCTGCAAGTCTTCTTTGACCTCCGCCTGCAACTTGTCGATTCAATCCAACTCTTCCGCCTGCGGCTGACCCTGCCCCGCTTCCAGAACCGCCATGTGTGAAACCTGATCTTGTTCCAAGTCTTGGGTATCTTTGGTTCATAAAATCCTTAACAGCGGCAAGTTCTAAATTGTTTGACTTTGTAACTGCCAAAGCTGATTGATTGATTGTCTTGCTTTCTGTTTGGATTTGTCTGCCGTCAGTTTCTTCATCGTGTTTCATTTCAGTAAACCTTGATTGAACTTTATACGCCCAAGCCTTCCTGAAACTGTTCCTATGTGCTGAACCCATCATTGCAACTTGAAATGGGTCTTCTTTGCAATGCTTCGCCCAATCATCTTGTAAAGCCTGCAAAAGATATTCAGTATAGATTTCGATTTCTAACTGTCTAGCTTTTGACGCAAGAACTTCCATCTGTCTTGTTCCGCCGCCGAATCTGTTGCCGTCTTCATCGCGAACACAATAAATAATTCTGCCGTTATAGAAGTTTGCAACCGCGTTCAAAATTATTGAAGTTGCAGGGTCGATTCTTTTGTAAGGCTCGCCAAATCTAAAAGCGATTGCTTCGATGTCTTCTTCAACAGTTGCCATATCCAACTGTTGTTCAAGCTGTTCCCTTGTTATGCCTTTTTCTTGAAGTTGTTTTTCAAGTTTTTCTTCTGCGGCTTTTGCTTCATGTGGATTTGATGAAGCTGTAAGGCCAAGGATTTTTGAAAGAACTGAAAGTGATCTCATGTTGGTTTGATTTGTTTAGAACATTTTAATTATATCATAATAGATTTAATAAGTCAACCCCCCTAAAAAATTAATCCTAAAAAATTGATACTTGACAAATCTAATTAATTATATTATAATAGGATTGAGGGTCAAACCTCAGAAACTTGAAAATTTAAACAAATTAAACAAAAAGGAGAAATTCTTATGACTCAAAAAGTCGAAGAAAAAGCAACTAAACTTGCTTTTGTATTTGGAGGTCGTGAACTTTGTAATTCTTGGGCGCAAGGCTCAGAAGACAATCATGTGCTTGCTCAAAAAGCGGGAAGACATTTCAAACGCTCAAACAAGCATTTGTACAAATTCCCAAAAGATCAAAAACTAACTGTTCATCTTTTTGATATTTCAAAAGCTGAAGGTTGGTCAATGGATTCCTTTGATGTTGTTTCTTGTTTAGAAACTAAACAAGAATGTCCATATATTGAAAAAATATATGTAGTTGTTTAAACAATCGCCCCTTCGGGGGCGTTTACTTATCCATCCATTTTTCAAACAGGCTGTCAGGCTGAAACGCTTTTGCTAAGAAATTACCATAAAGATTATTGTCTAATATCTTTAATCCATCTTTTTTTGTGAAAGTCGCAACCAGTATTGCTTCGCCTGCCTTGTTCATATCGTAAAGTTCAAAGTCATCAAAGATGCCGTTCTTGATCGCTTCAGGAACAATTTCAGATACTTTCCTATGAACATTGCGAACATATTCTGGAAGCACCCTTCGGCCTGTTTTTATATATCTTTGATAGTTTCTTTCAAGCGCTGTTGCGATTTCGGCTGTTGCATATTTGGCGCGAACTGTCATGCCGCGATCTGTCATCGTTTTAATTTTTTTGGTCAAACTGGCAACGCTTCCATCGCCTGTACCATCCAACATTGTGTGATACCTTCTTTGGGCTGATTCTCTTTGAATCAATTTAGAAATCCAACTAGATTCTTCATGTACATAATTCGCGGCGTTTTCTGCGATCTTCCCGCCTTTGGCCTTCATCGCATTAAATTCAGGCAAACGCTTTTTGATTTCATCCGCATCAATAACAACAGTTCCTTTTGGTAATGGCGATTTTTTCAACATGATTGATTTACCAGAAGCCGACCCGCCGCCTGTCATAAAGAAGATCGGATTCTTTTGCGCTTTCGGGTTATTCTCCGCAATAACATCTTCAATAATTCTTCGATGTAGTTCCTGACGTTCTGGCGTCCATCTTGTAAGGTTTGACGGCTCCGCGTTTTCTGCAAGCGAACCATCTGAATATCTTTGCCAAGAAAGTTCCGCGCCTTTTCTTTCCCGAACAACATCAGGAACAATTTTAATTTTTTCTGCGTTTCTACCATATGCGGCCTGCAACTGCGCCAAAGTTTTTTCTGACCCATCAACTGCAACAAATTTCCTGATCGCCTGATCGCCGCCATATTTTTTCGACAATTTATCAAAAAATCGAACTTTTTTTGCTCCAAGTGCTTTTGCCTTTATTGTTTGCGATTGACCCGAAAGCCAAGTTCCGTATGATTGCCCTGCGGGTACTAGGCCGCTTTCTGATGGCCTGAAACCCCTACGTCTGGGCGCTTCGATCTTACGGCCAAAAACACGGCTCAAATTGTCATAATCTATTTCGGCAACTGTTCTTGAACGACAATTGAAATGCTGTGGCGGCTCCGGCCCTTTTCCATATTCAAATACCTGTTGATCTAAAGAACGACAACGGGAACTTGTTCTACTGTCCAAGGTTGCAAGATAACGATATTTTTTCGTTGCATCTGGGTTTGCTTTATAAACTTGTTGCGCCGCGACATTACTTACTTGATTTATTGATGTTCTAACGATTGTTTGAATCTGCGGGTTTGCAAGCATCATTGACGCGCCACGCATTGCCAACTGTTGCTGTTTGGCTGTCTTTGCCAAAGTATTGAATCTCAACTTGCCGACAAGACGCCTTCTCATCTGTTGGGTTGTATCGCCTGCCAACAATCCATCACGGATTGATCTTCCAAGTCTTTCTGCACTTTGATCTGTAATACCGCGAAAAGATTTTTTTATTGATTGACCATTTGGCAACCTTATCAATGCGCCTTCTTTTGCTGTCAATGAAAACTTTGCGCCAGAACCCGCCGCGATAGTGCTTAATGAATCAGATAAAACATTCAAATTAAATTCAGATGCGGAAGTTGTCACAACAGCTTTTGCAAATGCGGGTGTAACCTCGACAGTTCTTATTGATGATCTAATGCCTGCGGGCAATGCGCGTTCCATCTGAACAGTTGCAAATTCTCCCTGTAACTTTGCAACAGCATCGGAAACAAGTTCCATATCGCGGGTTGATTTAACATCCCATTTTCTAAGGCTTGCTTTTGTCTGTAATAACAAAGCCCGTAAACGTGCCGCTGTATATTTCGGCTGATTAGCCCTTGGAAGACGTTCTATTGCTTCTAATTTATCAACCGCCCGCAATATGATTCGATTGTAAGATTCCACGATTTCACGGGAAATCTTATTTGAAAATCTATTTAAATCTAAACTATTACGAAAATATTCTTCTGGTATTAAATCAGGGTAAGGAATAGATGCCCCAAGTTTGGAGACATCAGACGGAACCCGAATCGGCGTTTGTGTCATTAATCCTCATCTTCTAGGTCTTCAACTGGTTCATCTTCTTCGGCTTCGGGTGTCGGTTCATCTGTTTCGATCATGTCTCCTTTTTGTGTTGATTCGATTTCTTCTTCAACGTCAAAATCATCGCCGAGAATTTCGCCTTCTGCCAGTTGTTTCAATAATGTTTCTTGAGATATAGCGCCAGAAGACCATAAACCTTGCATCGCCTGAATTTCTTGCGGTGCTAATCTTTGACCTAAGAAATCACGATTGACAAAAGCATTTCCAATTTCTGCAATATTTAAATAATTTGCATGAAATACCAAACAGTTGTCGATCATATCCTGTAACTGTTGCGCCACAATCATCAATGTTGAATCGCCTTGACTTCTTTGAATCTCTTGTGATGCGGCTGTTTCTGCAACAAGTTTTTGTCCGAGGATTGCGGCAAGTGCCAAAGTATTGATTTGATCTTCAATATTTTTTATTCTGTCGCGTTGATACTGAAACGATTGCCCTTTGATCTCTACAAACTCCGCCCTTGCACCTTCTGGAAAGGCGATTGCTTCGCCCGGCCCCGCGCTCACTTCTTCTGACGCCTGCGGGAAACCAAATAAACAAAGTAAAGGAACAGAAGATATTCTTAATTGATTATCGAAATCTGAACTCTTTTGATAATGCAATAAATTTAATTCTGCAATATCTTGCATCGGCGGGCGTGATTCTAAAAACGAAACTTTGTTTGAATATGCAACAGCAAATGGAATGTAATCCAAAGATGTCGTTCCTTCGTCCACCTTTACATATTTTCCCTGTCTGCCCTTTCTGTGAACCTCAAAGGCTCCCGGCGTTAGTAATCGAACCTGTTCAACTTCTTTTTGTCCATAATCGCCGTCTTCTTCTGTGACCCGTTCCAAAAGTCTTAATTGTGTTAATTTTTGCTTGCCGTCAACAAGTTCTGTTCGCCAACCGAGAATCTCACGCGGGCTATATGTAATCCAATAAGGCCGACCAGTTCCGCCTGTCGGTGCATCAACAAGAACCCCAA